CACCGAAAAAGTCGATAGTTCTGACCTCCTTTGGACCTTTGAGGCCAGATTTTCTATGAAGGGTAAACGAAAAAGGATTCATCGGCAGATAAAGTCTCTGCTTCTTCCTCTTTTTCCGATCCCTCATGAAATTTGGAGTGGTATTACTTGTCCGTGTTAGGCGACGGAAACCCCAAACATTGTCAGTCTGAGTTCCCACGTTTGTTATGGAACCGGTTTTATTATCCCGGTCATAACTTTGCGAGAAACCTCGGAAATCGATGTTGTTGATGTACGTCGCCATAGTATAGACAAACTCCAAGAGTCTTCGTTAGCAGCAATCCTTCGCTGCGAATAGTTGAAAGGAGATAGTAGGACATATCTCCACTTTGTCCTATGATCTGGCTTCCGCCAGAGGATAGGAAGGTACGAGGATTTTGAACTATTCAAAATATCGAATAATTCTAATCAACGTCTGGTGAATGTCGTCGAGAGAAAGCACAATCAAGCATAGGATGGCGGTCCAAACTTTAATAGCTTTGGCAAACCTCTCCATATGCTCGATAAACTTTCGGTCTTCTTCAGACATCAGACCTCCTAAGATAGCCAACGCCATCTTGGGACGTACCCTCTGGATCGCTCACCGGAGCAAAATGCTTCGGCATCATCCAGTGGGAGTATAGCGGATTCGAACAAGCTTGCCTAAAGAGGCAGTTATACACCTCTTCTGAACAAGCTTTACGGTCCGCATACTCTGCAAGCTTCTCAACAGGGACTTTTATACCCATGAAGACATCGATGAAGGTAATTGATCGGAGGGGCAGGTCGACTATATACAGCTTGTGAAACATCGACCAGCGACTCTTTTCTTTAGCTTCAATCATAATGCCTCCGTAGGTAATATACCCACCTGTTAAAACAGGAGTTGAGAAGTGTACAGATCGGAAGATCTGTACAAATAACAGCCAGCTGACAGTGAAAACTGCCAGTTGTCTGTGCTTCTGTAAGTCCGTATGAGACCCTTTTAAAGGTAGCATACGTTGCATGAGAAAAATTCTCAGGCATATACAGAGGCCATTATCTCACGATAATGA